CCAAGTATCAAATCCTTTTTCTGCAGGGTTTTCTCCCTCATCTATTAGTGCATTAAATATGATACCTGCAAAAGTGCTTTTAGGTATTCGAACTTCTATAGTTTGGAAGTTTTCTTTAGCTAAAGCATTTCTATCGTAAAAGTCAGTAAAGTCTTTTACTATCTGCTCTCGTATACCTTTACTCATACAACAACTCTATATAAGTCTAGTACTCTTTTGATATGGTCTGGAAAGTCAGTACTCGTCCTCATTCCTGAAGTGCCTTGGTTTTGCAATGTTGCTCCACCTAGAGTCTGTCTTTGCTTATGCTCATCTTTCAAATAGTAAGTAATCAAGTCAAATATAGCAAGTTGTAAATCTCTCGGACAATCTGCAAACCCCGCTTTGTAGGTTATTCTTACTGAACCTACACCTTTGGGCCATGTCTTATAATTGCCATTATTATCTGTTCGCATTACAGCATCACTTTCTAGTTCTACAAAATATTCATAGTTTCCAGTAGTTAATTCCGCATAGTCACCACTATAAGTAGTTCTTTCTTCTACTTTAGCAACCTCTGTTAACGGACTCTCGCTGACTATTATCGTTGAGGTAAAGTTATCATTGATTGAAAAAGTTTCTACTTTATTAGTGCTAAAGAAATCAACAAACGAAGTACCGCAGTACCTTTTTACTAAGTCAGACACTTGAGGTACAATCACATTTAGGCGGTCGTCTTCTTTCTCGCCTCTGATTCCTTCTGCGTCTTTGTATTCGTTTACTGTAACTAAATCTGCCATAATATTAAAAAAGTATAGTGGGGTCGTGAGACCCCACTATGATTAGCTATTAACTAGCTTTGAACTTATAAGCCCACTTAGAAGTAGCACCATCGATTAGATCGGTGAAACCAATTCTTTGTGAAGCAACAAGAACTCGTCTTTGGTTAGCGACTTCGTAGTCTGACTCAATTGTCACACCTCTAAGTCTTGGCATTACGTAGTTTCTTGCATATACTGCAATCGCTCCGTACCCATTAGCTGCTTGAGCAGGGAATTCATCACACATTAAAACACGTGATCCAAATACCTGACCAATCTCACCAGTGAGTTTTGTAGCCATGTCACCAACTAGATTCGCATCTTGGAATTCTGCGTCTTCTAGTAACTGGAAGTATGCACTCTGAGAAACAATGTACACTACGTCGTTAGGATTAACACCGTATTTGCCCATGTTCTTTCTTAGAGCTAATAGCTCTGCAGCAGTAATAGTATCTGAAGCTACAGCTGTTGAGGACTGTGTTTCATCACTATCTGCTGATGCCATCTTGATAAGACCATCAAAAGTACCTGATGTGTAAACACCAGTAGAGTGGTTACCTAATAGTAACGCATTCTCAATACCTTTAGCGTGTGATCTTACGATTGACTCTCTGATGAGAGGTAAGATTGGCATGATTGCATCTTCTTCAGTCTCGTTACCTAAGTAAGATTGTGAAATAAGTTTGTGAGTTGATAGAGTTTTCTCTGTCAAGTCAATACCACCGAAAGGTGCACCATAGGTGTCGCCTGTCTGAGCCAAGTTACCATGTGGTGAAGAACCACTAGCTACTTGGTTAGTAGTAAATTCAGCGTATCCGCTGTCTGGAAGGATAGGGATAATCATGTTAGCAGAATTCATTTGAATTTCTCTAAATAACGGTGCTAATACTAGCTCGTTCTGAATATCTCTTTCAACGTTTGTAGAAACAACTTGTTCAAAGTCTGCACTTGAAACGCCAACACCTGAGTGTGCGTTTACTTTTTCCATTACGCTTTTAGCATAAGGAGTGTCATAACCTTTACCAGTTGCAAGACCTAAAATCTTAGCATCTACTATATCGCCTTCAAAAGCTTCTTTCCAGTTTTTGTTGCCTCTATCTTGGAAAATCCTTTTTGACTCACGCATAGCTTGAATCTCTTCGGATTTGTTAGTTAGCTCAGTTTGAAGTTCTTTAACAACAGACTCTAGGTCTCCTTGTCTTTCTTCAACTTTCTTGGCAACGTCTTCGATAAGCTTCTCAGCTCCAGAAATACTTGACTTAACAACTACTTTCTGTTCTTCCTGCTTAGCTTCCAATTCAGCTTTTTCAGATGCTTCTACTTCAGCTTGCTTTTCAGCAACTTCTTTAGCTTCAGCTTCTTCAGCGGCTTTTTGCTCGGCCTGCTTCATTGCAATTTTAGCAGCAGTATCTTCTGCTACTTGCTTTGCAAATGCTTCAAGGTCGAACTCAGGGCTTACTTCAGGAGTTTTATTTTCTTCTGACATTTTCGTCTCCGTTTTGTCGGCTTTTGCCTCGCTTGACTGCTCAATCTTTGCGTTAGCGTCGATTGAGGAAGTCTCTTGAATAAAGTCTTTCTTGAACTGATTGTACTCTTCCATAGTATCAAATGACTTTGCTACAGAGAAGACTGCGTTTTGGTTACAAGGAACCGAAACAACAGACACTTCGAATAGTTCAGCGTCCTTTATCTTATATCCATCGGTTTCTGATATATAATCAGCGTCCTTGACTTTGAAACCGACAGAAAAAGCTCCAAGAACGCCATCTTTAATAAGATCTTTTATTTCGCCAGCAGATTTGGATATACGAGCTGTAAGCTCTAGTCCGTTTTCGCTGACCCCTATTTCTTTTGCACGACCAATAGGTCTATCATAGTTGTGGTTAAACAATATTACTGGATTATTTTTAAAATTATCCAGACCACCTTTTGTCCATGCGTCACATTCAATTACGTCGCCAGCTCGATCTAATGCGTTCGTACTAGCACTTCCTTTGATGTCTAATCCGCCATCATCGTCCTCGCCTAGCGTTTTAAATGTGTTTGTCCAATGAAATATTTTTTGTGACATATTAGTCCTCCTTCTCAACTACCTTTGCCTCTTTCTTAGGCTTAGGAGCAGGTGCGGGAGCTACTTCGATTGGAAATCTATGTTTAGCAGCAGATAATACTCTGTTCCAAGAACCATACTTCCTTCTTAAAAGGTAATCCCTTACAGGAGCATTTTCGTCCGCTTTATAATCTGATAGGCTTATAGTATCTACATTTTTGGCCTGCATATACTCGCTTAAAGCCTTTAGCATCATATTCTTTGTCATAATTATTCTTCCTCTGCGGGTGGGGTTTCTTCTGGCCTGCCACCTTGCTCTGGATTCGCGGCACTTCCTGCAATATTTGCAGGAACTCGCGGTTGATCGAATCCGTCAATCGTCTCAAGTCTCAACGCCTCCCTTGCTTCGTTCGGTGTTAATATTCCCGTGTTTACAAGTGTTGCGTAATAATTGGCCTGGTCTCGTAGTTCAGGCTGAAGTGCAGGCACATCGCTTACATCTTCATTTAGTTTAAAACCGAAGAACCTCTCGAAAGCATACCCCATTTTTCTAATTATGGGTAGTATGGTTTCTAAATAGTAAAGACGGTGGTTAGGCCTAATATTAGCATTATTACCTCCGTCCAGTAAAACAGGTGGTATGCCTAGTGCTTCTAGGATTATCTTTTCATTGGTTTTTATGCCTTCTTGAAAATCTAAGTTCTGGAAGTTCACTTCTGTTAGGTTTTCCACCTCTAATCCACCATCTAGGAATAGTGGTCTACGACCTCCTGATTGTGGATTATACCTAGCAACCCAAGCCTGTAACATTCTTTCTTTGATTTTCTCGGAAAGAGTATTAGGTGACTTAAGTACTAAACCTGGTACTGCTCCGTTCTTGAAGAAGTTATCTTGGAATCTTCTCATACTACCAAGTAACTGCATGGTTCTCCATGCTGGCTTCAGTCTCGGAACTCCTCTATAAATAGAGTTAAAACTGTTTTCTTTTATATGTATAATCTCTCTTGGACTATATTCGACACCATTGTCGTACACAAACTTATCTATGTAAGTGTTTTCGTCTGTTTCAATTGTAACGTGCTCGGCAGGTAAATGATAGAGATGTGCTCCATCAAAATATATAAATATATTACCATCTAGTAGTAAATCGGTGATTAAGTTTCTTTTAAATGAACTTACATCTTGAAAAGGATTGGGCTCTCTATTTAGTAGTAAATCGAGTTTACCTCGCCTCATATTCTTGACTATATTAGTCATTCCTTTTAACTGCTCACCAACATCAAACGGTATATCCGCTGCATCGTCCACTATCATGTTAACTGCGCGGTTTACTACCTCTAATTGTTCGTAAGCGTTTCTGTAATTGGTGACAACTTCTCGAGTACTTAAAGATCCACCCTCTTCTCCAGCAATATGTGGTTGTGAAGGATTTAACTTCTCCCACTCCTCGCTAGGTGAGGTTCTGCCAATTAGTCTGTCATACCATGCCATATTTGTCTCTCTGTATACCCACCCATCTCTCTTGTTTTCTCGCTGTTACTACCTTAGGGCGTTTGCCATAGATGGAGTGAAGTTTCATATGATGTTCATGACATAATGTAACAGCAGCTTCATAAATTTCTTTGTTGTGTTCGGTTATAAACTGTTCCCTGATACCCATAATATCTTCTGCATCAGTTATTTTAATCTTATTCTTTCTCAGCCAAATCTCTAACAACTCTGTTAGTCCGTGGAAATGATGAAAGTCTAGATTCTCTGTTGCTCCGCAGATAAAGCATTGCGTATCTTTCTTATATTTTGACTTAGCCTTGTCCCGAACATACTTAACTAGATCTCGTTTTAGTTCCATAACTTATTCCATTCATTAAATTATACTATCTTTCGGGTATGTTGTCAAGAACTATTTTTGTGCGGTGGTAGCTAGAAGCTAGTGACACTTGTTTCGAACGAGTACAACGCATACCGTAATGCATCTGACATATGAGATGCGAAGTTGTGTTTTGGTTTCTCTTTCAATAAATTAGGATTGGGATCCCATTGGTATTGGTCAAGTGCACTCAGAGTTTCGTGACATTTTTGGTCAACTATAAGATTATTATTATCACAGATCGCTGCCACATGACCTATGCCATCTAGAACAGACTTCTTCGCATTGATAGTAGTAATGTCGTAGTTTTGTGCAAAGTCAAACCTAGTTTGCTGTGCTGCCGAATCTATGTAGATATAATCTATATTCCATTTGTTTATTAGTTCTCGTATTTTTTCAGCATGTTGTTCTGTAGTTCTTTCTGAATCTAAGTACTCGTCTAATAAGTAGTATTTACCCGAATCCCAGTCATAGGCGATTACACAAAACGCTGTTGGGTCTTTGTAACCCACGTCCATTCCAGCAAAGATATCCATTTTAGAAACATCTAGTTCAGATAAATCTTGTTGGCATTTATCTCTCTGGAATCCCCATATCTGTCCTTCAAACACATTGAAGTCAGCCATGTATTCTTGATTAAACTCAGCTTCTGACATTGTCTTTCTCGCCTCGTTTATATCTTCTTCCGAAATTCTTGGATTTTCATGGTAAGTCGCTTTTACACTTGCCCACTCAGGAAACTCATCAGAGAATCCTCTGTGCCAAAACTCAGCAAACCAATTATTCCTACCACGTGGGGTAGATATAAATATAGCTTTTGAGTTCTCTTTGTCTAATGTGGGCCTAAGCGCGACATTGAACGCATCTCGTCCATCAACCAAAGCTGCCTCGTCGAAGATGATGAGGTCATAGGACCGACCAACGACCGAATCCACTTGATTAACCGATCCCATACGTATCGTAGAATGGTTCGAAAGTTCAATAACTTTATCTTTTGCATTGTCTTTAATTACCTCTAATTCAAAATGTTTTATTAGTGTTCTTTGAAGGTCAAAGGATATCTGTGAAAGTGAGTAGTTAGGCGACATTAACAGAACGTTAGCGCCTGGTACTAAAGTAACTAATTGACCAATTACATTCGCAATATAAGTTTTGCCCTGCCTACGTGAGACCGCAGCAGTAACAAAACGATATTTTGGATTGTTGATTGAATTGATAATGGCTACTTGTGTACTGTTAGGCTCTATGCCTAGTAACTCCATGTAGCCGTTTATCGGAAGTTTGATGAACCTTGATTCGTCAAAGTCCATCAAGTTTTCAGAAATTATGTCTTTTCTTGATATCTCTAACATTAGTGTATCGTCTCATTAGTGAAAAATGAATCGATTTCGTTCAAGAGTCCTTGCTCTTCAACTACATTATAGAGGTACATGAAGGCAAGAGCAACATTCTTCATGTCCTTCTCTTTCCTAGTTAGTTCTCTTTTGTTTGCCACCATATCAATAGCTGCCGTAAAACTAGCCGCATTGAGTATGTTCTCTTGCAACCAGAGATGTCTACCATCTACCTCTCTCATAATGTTACCTTCTTGTGTTAATTGGTACGCCCTTCACCGTTGCGGCTGAGGCAAATATTCTGTCTTCCATATCTTTCGATATGAACTCTGAAGCACCTGCTTCGAGTGTAAAAGAGCCCTGTACATCTGTACCTGACGCTCCATTGAGTATAGTTACAGTTGCTTCAGCACCAGCTAAATTCACAACTCTTACTTCTTTTGCTTGTTCAAAGTTGCTTGCTGCTCCTGAACTTGTACCCATTGCGACCTCGGGGCCTATAAATCTTACTGACATTGTTTTTTCTCCTTAACGCTTTTTCTTGCGTCCTTTCCCTTGTCTAAACTTGATAGCGCGTAGTCTTGCCTTCGCGGCTTTCAAAGTTTTCGAATACCCGGGAGTATTGGTTATCTTATAACCTTTCTTTGTTTTTCTAATTGGCATAATTCTTACCTAAAACAGCTGAAAGCATCGCCTCTCGGTTTTTGCCACGAGGTAACGCTGTCAGCTCCTTTGTAGCGAGAAGGCGGTGCAACTTCTGTCGTTGCTTGAATATGAGTTCCGCAGTAGCCTTCTCAATAGCGAATATCATAGGTGGTAAAGATAATTTTTCTTCTAACTTCTTTTTCTCAGCTGTTGACATAACAGCCTCCTTAAATTAGTCAAGTAGAGGGTTTCTATCTTTAGCCTTACCAATATTTAATGCAAATCGGTCAATCCATTTATATACTTTTGCCCATATCTTATCATCTACAGGTGTGTCAGTCATAGCAACTATAGCTGAACATACTGTAATAAGAATAGGTAAAACTTGAATTAAACCCCATACGATTTTGATTACTTCAAACATTCTCTATCTCCCAGAAGGACTGTGTCCCTCGCTTTGCCTCTATTTTATTTGAAGTCCTGTTGGTCTAGCCATTCCGCCAGTACCATAGACTTCTGCACTAGAAGCATACATCTTATGGAACTCTCTACGTTTCCATAATATCATCACTTCGCCAGGTTGAAGTCTAACAGACCCCATCTCGGCGTTACCACTACTGTCAACTGTAACTACAGTTTGAACAGCATTGGATTCATTCACTAGCCTTACGTAATCTAAACGATCACCGCAAGTGATAGCTGTTTCTTTTGTTGTGGGAAGTGCTACACACATCTGTCCCGGTGCAAATGCTAACATTCTAATCTCCTACCATTTTACTTTGTTCGCCCAATAAGCAGCGGACATTTTTCCTTTCGCAATATTTCTGCGGTGTCTTGCTTTAAAACTCTTACGTTTCATCTTCATTCTTCGAGACTCACCAGCTTTAGGTTTACCTGCTGTCTTAGCTCCTTTCTGTCCGAAACGAATAGTCTTAATTCTATTACCAACTTTAGCCACAACTATGTGAGACTTAGTTCTATGATTTGGTGTTCTTTTCGGCTTATTGTACCCCGAAACACCAGCTCTTTTTAATCGTGGGTCTCTTTTCTTCCCACCTTTACGCCTACCTCTTCTTATAGCCACGTCTAGTTCTCCTTCTACGAACAATAGTCTTAACCATGGTTGGCTTTCCGCCTACACCTTGTCTTTTTGCCCGTTTCCTTTTTACTGCGGAACGGCGCTGACTCTTACTCATTCTTGCAGCTTTAGCTGCTGGTACACACTTAGGATAACCTTTTCGACCTTTCTTGGCTTTCTTTCTCCCACATTTATGGAATCCGCCGCCTTTCTTTGGTCTACCAATGTCTACCCAATTTTCACCAAACCATTTGGTTAAGCCACCGCTCGCCCTAGCCATTACTTGCCAACCTTTCTCTGAGCAGCCCTATGTGCTTGCCCAAACGTTTTACCTTCTCGCATAAGCTTTCTCATCAAAGTCATATGCTTTTTAGTATGGTGTGCAGAATGTCTACGTAAGGTAGCTTGTTGTCTTTTTGTTAGCTTTTTAGCTTTTGTGGTTCTTCTTTTTCTAGCCAACTCTATATCTCCCACCACGTTTTTTATACTCTCTAACTAACCAAGCATTGGCGTATGCACTAGGATATACTGCAAACTTT